ACTTATTTTAAATAAGTAGCCGTGTCCCTAAAGTATTCAATTCTCATTGAACAGGGTTTCAATGGTCTTGTTCAGTGCAGACAGTTCATCCATTTTTTGCACTGACCACATGCGCTTTTGCCCATGAATTCCATTGAGGCTTCCACGGTGGCAATCGGGGCACAACGGCATGGATGTGTACCATTGACCCTGATTGATTTCGTGGCACTCGCTAGGTCCAGCAGCGTCGCAGATCACACAGTTCATCTCCTTGATCCGTGCAATATGCCTACGCTCTGATACCGTAGGAGCCTTCTTATTTTTGCTCTGCATGAGCCCTAATCCACTCTGCTGTTTTAAAAAGAGAGTGCTGAATAGCATTGATGTTTTCTTCCCAACCATCGAGCCGTTGGTGTAAAAGTTTATCTTCCAATTCTTTAAAGTTTTTTTCTGCCCAGATCAAGTACTCGCTCCAGTCGTTGATTGATTCTTTCATCGTGCCTCCATCATTGCATCTGCTATGTTGTATGCGGCGCTTGCCAACTCATTGTCTTTGACAGATTTGGGCAGCGTGCCACTGGCAAGCATTCCATTCATTGCTTGGATGGCGCAGTAGTCACGAAGACTCATGCCCTCATCAAACGGTTCGCCGTGGCCTGTGTTGTGGATTGGGAAGACCATTTTCCCACCGTAAACTTCGCTCATAGTCTTTTATCTCTTTCTGCCATCATGGCTTCGGCTTTATCAAACGCTTCTTTGGCCGCTTCTTTAGGGTGCTGCATGGTGCCGCTACCCAACAAGGCAAATCCGGCGTACCAGTCCAGCATGGTGATCTCCTGAATTGATGGCTGCTCACGAGGAGCAACCAGCTCTTCAATGCCTTCAGGCTTTTTTGGTCTTGCCATTTGTTTTGCCCTTCACGTTTTGCGATACCAACATTGGAAGAAGTTGATCTTCAAGGTAATACGCAAAGCTCTGGCCTTCGATGCCAATTACTTTGCACCATTGATCTTCATGCAGCGTACCGATTACGTCACGGATGGCCTTGTTGTAGCCTCCGTTAAACGAGTCGTCGCCCTCAATGATTAGCGTGATGGCATCGCGCACCAGTGCTGATGCTTTGCGCTCTCCGGCGGCAATCTTGAGCTTCTTGTAAATCTCTTCCGGTAAGTGAACCGAGTACGGGATTAAGCGTTTGCTTTCCATGATCTGTATTCCTGTTGAATAAACTGCAGTTTTTTGGCAGCCTGTTGGTTTTCTTTAAGTTCGGAGCGTGACTGGATGTCCAGTTCTTCCTTGAGCCACGCAACGACGGCGGATTCAGTCATCTCAAATATCTGTCCGATGTCCAGCAGATACTGAGCAAACTGAGGGTCACGGCAAATAATTCCTGCTGCACGTACTGCATCGCGGGAATACTCTGCGTCTCTGTTAATGGGTTGTTCTTCGCCGTTCAGTCTCACCATAACCACTTGATACCTTGCCCCAACAAAGTCCCTCAGAAGAGCCTCTGGAACCTCGTCAGGGTGTACGTTAAGAGTAAGAATATAGCCAGTCTTGTCCTGCTTCATGGCTATCTTCACACCCTCAAACTGTAGTGTCTGAATGGACATGGTCAAAAGGGAATGTCTTCGTCGTCAAAGCTTTGCTGCGGCTTCGGCGTGCGGCGCTCAAACTGAGGTTCTGCTGATTCACGTCGGCCACCTTGCAAGGCAACGTCGTTCACGCGCACGTCCATGTTCTTGCGCTTGCTGCCCTCTTTGTCGGTCCACTCACGCTCAATCACGGAGCCTGACACAGTAACGGCTTGGCCTTTTACAAGGTACTGAGACAGCGATTCCGCACGCTTGCCATACAAGGTGCAATTCCACCAGATCGTTCCCTTGCCCTTGCCCATTGAATCGGCAATTGAAAAATTGGCAATCATGTCGCCGTTTTGCAACTGCTTCAGTTCGCAATCTTTGCCGAGCGATCCGGCTACTGTAATGTTGTTCATGCTTCTTCCTCTGGTGGTTGGGTAAATTGTTTCTTTGCCTTGGTGAACATGGCAAGCATTGCCTCGTAATCCGGCAGGCTTTCCTTGACCTTGTCAAAGATGTTCTTGTTGTTGCGAAAGATTGCCATCACATCCGACTCGCTGGCCGCATGCTCCAGTGCCAACGCTACAGCATCGCGTACAAGATCAACCCATTCTTCAAATGTTTGCTCTGGCTCACTGTGCTCAATAGATACCTTAAGCTGCCATGCTCCCGGCTTACCTTCAATTACCTTTGGCGCTACTGGTGCCTTGGCAGCCACAGGCTTAGGAGCAGCCTTAGCTGCTTGGCTTTGCGGAGCAGGCTTGGATGCGTGATTGCCATCGTCGTCTTCAGGTGCAATACCGCAGGCGGCTTGCAGGCTGTAACGACGGGCATAGGTCAATGCACTGCCGTAGCCTTGAGCATCATGCTTGGAGGCTGGAACGTGCAGCTTGCCGCCACTGATCTGCTCGCCGGATTCATGGATGAATATTGTCTCTACGATCACGCCGTCTTCGCATGGATGGGTGTTCTGCATGAGCATAATGCCATTCGTATTGAGGGCGTCAATGACTGCCTCGATACACGCATCCAGTGCCGCATACCTGTTACGGAAATGCGGGTTGGTGGATGTTTTGAGCGCAGGGCCGAACTCTTTTTGAGCCCGGACAAGCGCTGCTGATATTTCTTTCATTGAAGTTCCTTGCGTTGTGTTTTGTTATCGGGATGCAGAAGCCACTTGTCACCCAAGTATTCGATGGATGCTTGCAGTTTTTGTTCGTTGCTTTTCTGGAGGTAATCAATCAACTCTGGCGTGATAGGCCCGTGCAAGGGGCTGGCGCTGATAGGGTTGATGTCAAACTCCATGAAGTGTTCTTTGAGTCGCATGATTGTGTCCTTAAAAAATGCCAAGCCAAATGCCCGTGCCGTGAATCCATGCAATGGGAAATACAATTGCTCCAGCAATCAAGAATCCCCAAGCTGCCGTCTGAAGGCAAACAACAATGTGGGTCATCCAAGCTGCAAAAACCCAACCCAAGCCGCCAATTACAAGTAGTTCTTTCACAGCAGCTCTCCTTGTTCTGAAGCGGTAAGAATTACCTTCTCGACTTTGACGCCAGAATTGAGGCTATCAACCAGCTCGTCTTGCGATGCAACGTGCGCTGTAAATTCCTGCTTTGCTGCGTGAGCAATGGCCTGAGATACAACGGTGGACTTGATAAGACGCACGGTCCCGGTGGTGTTGTTCTTGACAATGTAGATGCGTTGAGTAGCCATGATTATTCCTTGGTTTGAGTTTGCTGAGCGGCCAATTTCTCGGCCTTCTTTTTGTAGTAGTACGCGCTTGCATACGAGTTACGCTTTTCGCGTTTCGCTTGCAAAATTTGTGACGCTGAGTATTCTGGGCTTGCGGAAAGTTGATCCAGAACAGAGTTGAGGCTGCGAGACAAACGGTCTACGCGCTCTTCCAATACGGTAATACGCAGCGTGAGGCTGAGCTTTTCTTTGCTTGAGATGAACATGATTATTCCTTGGTTGATAGATATTTTTGATACTGGTCACATTGCTTGTTGACCTGACAAAAGCCAGAGCAACGAGTCCTGTCACCCTCTCGTACTTCCAAAAAGTACCCGGTTGAAGGCAGGGCTAGTTCGGCCTCTACCTTGTTGGTGTGAACGCTCTTGGCACGCTTGCCGCCTTCTTTCATCACCGCATATAAAGTGGGCTTCTCCCACATCTCTTCTGCTGAACACTCTGGCATTCCGTGGCCGGTGTGCATCGCAAAGAAAGCATCGTTGTGCAAGGCCAGTCGCTTCGCGGCATAAGCCTCACGCTCGTCGTATGACCACAGGGGCAGCACAATAACTGTCACTGGTGCCTTGGGGTAGCCTTCGCGTGTAGCTGCGTCACGGCGCGACCAGTCACGGATGATGGCTACGATCTGCAACGACTTAACCTTTTTCTTTTTGACGCGCTCAATCAGCCAACCGTACAGGTTCAATTGGTTGTGCCAATCTGCCTTCTCGTTCATCACAGCCCATGCACTGGTGACCTTGTAGTCGCTGATGACAATGCCGTCTTCATAAACTTCTTGCAAGTCAATTGCACCGCTGATCTTCCAGCCTTGGAACTCAGTGTGAATGCGCTCCTCGACTACATGGTGGTCATCCTTGCCATGCTGCAATACTTCGTGAACGGCTGATCCAAAGAGCGACCAGACCATGTCGGCTGCATCTTCTTCAAGGATGTCCCAGTGCTGGCGCTTGAGCTGGACAATGCGTGGGCTGTTCAGTATCTCTGTCGCGCTGATCTGTGCATCACCCTTGGTGTAGGTTGGGCGTGAGATGGCGTTGACAAAGGTGTCAGGCAACCCTAAATGATTGGTAAGTTTCATTGCATTTTCCCCACTTCTTCAAAAAAACCTTCTGCCATGTTGAGGCAATACTCAAGTAGCTCGGCTATTCTTTCTGGCGGGACCTCATGCAAAACGCACATGCTTGAAAATAAAATTCCTACTGCCATTATTTTTTGCTGGGTAGTTTCGTCTTGCGAGTAAATAAGCTCGGCCAAATGTGCCGCCAATATGCGTGATTTATTTAAGTCCTCAATGGCCTTTTTAGTTGCTTTATCTTCTTCTCTTGTAAATGTTTCTTTGTTTTTCATGACTGCTCCTTGTCTGCAATTTGTTCAAGTTCTTTGTTTTGAACTCGCATCATTCCCGACAGCATTGAAATCTTTGCTTGGGCGTCTGCGTTCTTTGCTCTGTCGCTATTGGTAAGCAAGTCTGTTCGGGTAAAGCTGACGGCCATAGCCATCTTCCTCATCTCCTTATTAATTGCTTTAACGCCAGTGTGTACCGCGTAACCGGTCTGAGATTCTGGCGCGATCACAACAAAGCTACCCTTGTTGTCCGCCACCAGAAGCATGCAGTGTGCAGTCAGCAGAGTGTCTTTAATCTCTGTGATTGCCGTGAGCAGCTCAAGGTCATGCCTGCGAACATCTTCGATGCTTTGAGGCGGCTTTACCTCGCACAGCTCGGCGATACGCTTGCGACTTACTACGGAGCCGTAGGTCAGTCCTTCACCAAGCAAAGTCCTGACCGCCTGCTTCCATGCTGGGAACAGTGATGTATTGCTCATCAGACAAATTCCACCGTGAAGCGGCCAAAGCGTGGACGGTAATCACCCAGACCAATCAAAGCGCCGGCATCTTGCACGGCCTTCTTGACCTCGTTGATGTTCACCACTTCTTCGTTCACCGCAATGGTTGCGTTCATGCTCCACTGGCGGAAGATCGGACGGTAACGCATGATCTTTGCTGTACCAACTTTTACGCCTCGGCAGTCAATGTGCTCTGGTGTTTCCCAAAGCTGCTCCGGGCTCTTCTTCTCAAACCCAATAAATGCCAGCTCGTCTTCCACTACCTGCACGCCTTGTTTAAACTTCACGCCCAGCTTCTGCAGCTTGGCCGCGTTAATCAAGCAAGCGTCAAGGTTCTGAGCTGGCAAGAAGAAGCCAGACTGTTTGTTCCAATAGCAGCCGCCAATAAACTCGCTGCGAGCAATGGCAACATGGTCATCATCTGTCTTCTTGCGCTTGCCGGTCAGCTCTTTGTGCGCCTTTGCTAACGGGTCCAACGGATTGGCAAACCGATCCGAGTGCATGAGAAAAGGCGCTTTGCCCGTAATACGAATTGCAATTGATTTCATGGTTTTTCCTTAAAAGTTATTGATGCAACCTTTTGCATCGAAATGACACCTCGTAGAAGAGTCATCCCGCTGCATGCAGCCCTTACAACACCGCTCCTCGCCTTTCCAGACCTTGGGAAGCCTGACCTCTCCCATGCTCACCACGTCTTGCCTTTCCGGACCAGACCTCTAACACTCGAAGTGGCACTGTTACCAATGCCATATCGACTGCATGCAGCCCTTGCCTAGCCGTACCTCGTCACACCTCTCCTAGTCACGCCCAACCGGATCTTTCCCGACCTCTGTACACCCTGCCCGACCGAGCCTGTCCGCATCGCGCCGAAGCAAACCACTTGGTGTTGCCACCGAAATGCTTTCTTGTGAGAAACCATCCCGCTGTAAACAGCCCTTGCCTAACCCCACCGTTCCGGGCCTTTCCCGTCCCCGCCCGACCATAGCCGACCGGTGCCCGCCTCACACTCGAAGGAGCACTTTGTTAAATGCCCTATCGACTGTTGTCAGTCCTTGCCGGTCCATTACGTTCCATGCCCGACCGATCCGGGCCTTGCCCCTGCATTCCTCACATCAGGTAGGTTGGACTTGATTGTACCTGCTACATATCAGCTTCGTCAACACCCTATACAATATGTTTTGCAAATTATTTACTTAGGACAAACCCTATGAGAGTTGCAGCGCGTAGAGATGCCGGTGAAGACCAGATCGTGAGCGCCCTTCAGGCGTGCGGTGCTTTTGTCAAGAAGATTAATGACGGCGGTACGTTTGATTTGCTTGTGTGGTATCGCGGCCACACCCTATTGCTTGAAGTAAAAGATGGCCGTAAGCCTCCTTCAGCCCGTGAGCTGTCACCTGCGGAACAGAAGTTCCATGCCGCGTGGCCGGGAGACAACCTGCATATCGTGCTAAGCCCAGAGGATGCGCTTGCATTGTTGAAAAACTGTGGTTAAACTGGCGTCGTGACTTTCATGGTTGGTTCCTTGAGTGAACTTTGGTGGCTCCTTAACCGGGGCCACTTTTTTCTTCCAACACGCATGGGGATTGACAACAATGTGGGTTCATCCACGATTAGTCCCCAGCCGTGTTGGTGGTGTAACGGGTTAGCGCCGTTGCGTGGAAAATTGAACTCTCCTAAGTGTTGAACCCCACTGCTTCATGTGA